ATGCGAAGTCGAATTTTCGCGAATCTTGGCTTCTTGCTCCAGATTGCTGGTGTTTTGACAGTTTTCCCGATTGTTATAGGATTGTACTTTGATGAAACGCAGCATGTGATTTCACTTTTTCTTGCATGTGTGGGGTTTCTAGCATGCGGGTTTCTCATGAATGCTTTGTGCGAGAGAAAGGATTTGGACTTCAAATCTGCCAGCGCTCTCATTGTTCTCTCCTTTGTTGCATTGCCGCTCATAGGAGCCATACCCTACTTCTACAATGATCCATTCAACAGCCCAAACCCAGCAGACAGGTTTACCAACGACTACTTTGAAAGCATATCGGGATTCACAACCACAGGCTTCAGTTTCATACAAAACGCTGATGCTCTGCCCAGCCCACATAAGGCAAAAGAGTAGCGACAAGCAGACCACCTTTCTGCGACTCTATTGGTACTAGCCCAGACGAGAACCTGTAGAAAACTTAAACTACGAAACAGTGTCAACTCTACTGGTTGCAGCGGGGGTACCCGAGCCAGGTCTAAATAGGCGGTCAGAAACCTAAGACAAGGGGGAGGACTTAAGATCCTCTGGCGAAGGCCTTCGTGGGTTCAAGTCCCACCCCCCGCACCTTTATAAGCAAAAATACGGGGGGTTTGTCCTGGCGACGATTTTGAATGCGTCTAGTACTTTTTCTTTTTGAAGATTTTGTGGCCTTCGTATTCGCAGACATATTCAAATCCTGCCTCTACTAGGGAACAGATTTCATTTTCGCTCTTGGCTACTTTTGAGATGTAGTCCTGCTCTTCCTTGAAGAGTTCTTCGGCGAGTTGGACGTAGAGCAGAGTATTCTTTATGCTCTTGTGGCCCAAGAGCTGCATGACGTGAAGGATGTCTTTGGTTCGGTGGTATTCTATTGTTCCTTTCCAGCGTCGGAACGTGTGGAAGGTGATTCTCAGCATCCTAGAGCTCTGAAGTTTGTTTGCGACGCGTCTTCGCTGTTGACAGAAATTGTCTCGGTAGTGGTCGAGTGGCTGCTGAGGGTTCGAGAATACTCTGTCTCCATAATTCTTGGGAAGAGTTCCAAGCATGCCTACGAGTTTCTTGCTTATGTGAACTATGCGTGGGTTGCTGTTTTTTTCTGGAGTGATCCTCACCGTGTTCGTTTCAAAATCGATGTCGTTCCATTTGAGTTGCCAGGCTTCTCCGCTTCTCATGCCGGTTTCTTTCAGTGATTGCAGGAAGGTTGCCATGCGTTTGCTGCAGCCCGAGATTAGCTGGTCGATTTCTGTTTCCTTCGGGATGAACGGTAGTTTCGCGATACCTTTGTAACGTGGTGCTTCCCATTTGCCGCCCACCATTCTTAGAAATGTTGAGTATGCATCGACCGCGTTGGCTTTTCTTCCTTCGCTCCACTGTTGTTTCGCTATGATTGTTTTCACGGTTTCAGGATCGTAAAGGTCTGCCCCTCGCTTTGCAAGTATCCGGAGCAGTTTAGATCTGCCCAGAATAGTTGATTCGCTGTAGCCCTGCTTTTTCATCCACCAGGCGTTTTCGATGATTTTTCCTTTGACGTCTGTTTCGTTTCTCCGCAGAACTTCAGTTGTCTGTTGTTCTGCCGCCAAGTTTTTCGTCTCCGTGACGCATATTTGGCGAGTAATAACTAAGTCATCACTGGCTTTTATGACATTGGACGAGGTTCTTTCAGCCTTTTCTCGGGTGCTCCAAGCATTCTTGACGTCGTTTGGATCCGAGAATCGCACGCCGCAATCTCGGCAAAGCCACCGCTGAATTTTATCGCCAAAAGCGGAATAACGCAGAGCGTCGCGCCAAAGCTTGTTGGATCCGCAATGTGGGCATAGAGGGCTGACGCCGGCGGAGCCACGCAGACGCTCCGACTCACCGTTTTCGGAACCGGCTTCTTTGCCAAATATGCGACTAGCCGTTGAGGTCTGTTGTGTGAGTTCAGCCATTCCCTCGCCACCAGATCCTTAAGTAGCGTTCTTCGCTGATTCTGGCTCGTGCAAAAACAGGATCTTCTTGCTTTTGACTCGTTGAAAGTAGAGCTTGGGGTGTCTTTGTTGGAAGAGTACTAGAGCTGTTCTGTTCTCAAACACGGGATTTGAATAATCGCTATTGTTGTCGAGATGCTGCTTGCAGAATGGAGCCCCTACCTTTGTGTGACCGTTTGCATAGAAGATGTAGCCGGTTATGCCGGCAGCAGGAGCACCGCACACGACGCAGACCTTATAGTCCATTCGCAGTAGCTTCCTCGTGCTATTTGAAGAAGAGTTCGTCTCTGACGGCTTGGCCTACTCTCAGGAAGCTCCTTTCATTTTCGCAGAATTCCAAGATTATAATGAGCAGCGGGTCTCTGGCGTCTTTGAACTCTTTGATGAAGCCTGCTTTTCCGGCTGACACTCTGACTTCAATGTTTTTGTTCTCACCAAGTATCTGGTAGAAACCTATCTTGTCATGTGCGTATCTTGCGAAATCTTCCCATTCGTCAATGACGTTTACCAAATTGGTTTCACCTTAGACTATGTTGCTTCAGAAGTTTAAGGGAATTCTGGCACCGCCAAAGTATAGTAGACTTTGGAGAGCTTCACAAAGTCTAGTAGACTTCGCTGGTCCCGGCAAAGTCATCTATCTGAAAACGGACATATCTTTCATCAAAGGATCGCAGTCTGTCAACTTGTCAGTCTTTCATGTTATCTTTTTGTGTGGTCTTTTCAAAGAACAGTGTTAGGGCGGCTAGCTGTGCAATCAGTGTTTCTTCATTGGCTTCTTTTATGAATATGTCAGGACTGATCTGGTTGAGGAAGAGAGCAACCTGGGCTCTGGACGTGAGCTGATAGAGTATTGCTTGGGCGCCCGCTTGGGTATTCCGAGTACCTGCTTTGTCTATGTAGCCTGAATCTTCGAGGGCTTTTACTCTGCGGCTGACGTTGGTGTATTTTGTGTGTCGTAGGCCTCTTTGGGTTTTGATTTTCTTGTGGATTTCGTAGATTGTTAAGGGGCCTCTTTGGGTCAGGGTTTGGAATATGGTGTGGTTGAGTCGGGCTTCTCGGCCTTTGAAGACTGAGAGTCGTGTGTTTTTGGGTTTGGGCACTTCATTCGCTTACCGGCAGCATCGGTAAGATCAGAACTATGTGCGGAAGGGCTTATTCACGTTAATTTACACATTTTTGTGTCTACGGGTCTGGGGGAAAACGTTTCTGCAGGCAGAAATGCCCTAGCGTAAAATGGCTTTTCGGTTAGTATTTAAACAAAATCTGAGGTCTGATGTTCTTGGACCATGGTCTTGGTGGTTTTGGATCGTGTTTTGTCGGGGGTGTTTTCGGCATGCCGAAACGTTTTCTCGGGTGTCAAAGTGAGGATGACAGAGTCGTTTTCCAGTCTTACCTCGATGTCGAAGTCTTGTTTGAGTAACGGCTCGATGGCTTTATGGAATTTTCTGGGTATGTCGAGGGATAGTCGTTCGTACTCGTATGTGTGTTTGGTTTTCAGGTAGTGTTTCTTTGAGACTCGACGCTGGATCCTAACCAAATCAGTCACGATGACTCCTCAGGCCACCAGGTGTGCCGTCATGTGGTCAGAATCCTCTTTTCTTGCCCCGGTATAGCTCTATGTAACCGCATTTTTCACAGTAGAAGACTTTGAGCTTGTCGCCTAGGAAGGCATCTTTTGAAACCAGCTCGACTTCAGATCCTAAAGCTTGAAAATGTCTGTCTTCCTGCATTTGAGAACCACACTTGGGACACTGCACAGCCTGTCAACCCTGCGTACTCACGAAATTTCCGAGAATAATAAACTGGACCATGAAACAACATCTTTTGCTAATGGAGAGTAGGGTTAAAGTGAAGCTCTCGTATGGTCTTGGATCGATCGGGACAGGTCAAGGTAACAAAGAAAAACAGATTGTTTTAGATGGGAAAGAGCTGCCAAAAACCCTTTGCGCATATTGGGGCTGGTAAAGGAGAGATCAGCAGCTCTTCCCCACAGGAAAAGTGACACGGCGAACAAGCCAATAAAGCATTTGGCGCGCGGTTCTGTTAACTTGTCATGGGATATAAATCCTTGTTAACTATCGTGAGATGGAAATTTCTGAAGACGAGTTCATCTTTTTCGGATTTTGTCAGATCTTCTGTTGATAATGATTGTTAGATTCAAGTTCGAGAGGTTCCGCAGATTACGCAGTTCTGGTTTTGCGATAGGTTTCTGGCTCTACAGTGCGGGCATTCCCATGCGGTTCCATCTTCCAATGCTGCTCTGACTACTGTTTCATATTCTAGGACTCTTGGAATCGGTATTCCTGAAGGTAACAATACCTTTGTTGTTCTTCCTCTGTCAAGTTGAGTTCTCAGTATGTCTAGAGTTCTTCTGTAGAGGTTAAATTCTCGTATATTCCATTTCCAAAAACTTGGAATTTTCCAAACGCTTTTTCTTCCATAATTTGCTGTTAAGAAATTGGTTCCAGCCTTAGAGTATTCTTCGATCTTTCTTCTGAAAAGTATGGCAACTGAAGGGAAATCGCCTAGATTTCTGAGAATGATTGTTGTGTCTTTGCCAAATTTGCCTCTTTGAAACTCATTATAAAACTCGTTGAAGTCCTGTGTCTTTATTTCGTCTTCGCATTCTTTGTCTTCATAGTTCTGAACATAAGCTAAGTCTGAATGGAAAGTTTGCCCCTGCAAATACATATCCCACAGTTTGATAACATTATTTCTTCCTCTTACAATGCAACCATAGATCGTTTCTCGCTGGATTTTTGAGTCAGCTTCGAAATTTTCTTTGTAGAAAGCTTGTTGTAGAAGCAGAATAGTTAAGGGAACATCCTGTTCAACGTATTTCGTAATCATGTCTTGTACTAAGGGGTACACTCTTGAAATTTCACTTGCTTTTCGCATAGAAATGTGTCTCTCTTAGTTCTCTAATCTTTTCTTCAATCTTATCAAATAATCGCAAAGCCTCATTCCACCGAGAACCCAGAATCATACGTTCATTCACTCCCCAACTAGCAATGGTTTCATAGACTCCGCTAATACCTCTGAGAACCTCCTCAGCTTCATTGATCACTGTAACATCTGTCAGCAAGTTGCCTTCTTTAGCTCTCTCTATGAAACGAAGTGCATAGTCCTCATTATAGCCATGTGTCTGAATGAATTGGATCACATTCTTCTGCAATTCTGGTTCTTTCAACTCGCCTACTGCAACGATAACATTGTGCGGAAGCTTAGTTTTATCATTTAGAATCAATGCTCTGATCTCAGGTTCCATGTTCTTGAGAACGTCCTTTACTTCTGATGATGCAAGCTCAGCTGCTTTCCCAAGAAACTTTTCATCAGTCAAAAGTTCTCGTTCAACTTTTTGCCTAGTCTCTCCTTCTATTCGCTTTCTCTCTTCTTCAACTCTCTTCCTTACTTCTCCTTCTTCACGCCTCTTCCTTTCTTGTGTCCTCTCATGTCTCTCTTCTTCTTTTCGCTTCTTCTCAGTCTCTATCTTGGCCTTCTCCTTAGGCGTTAAAGTTTCCTCACGTTTCCTTTTAGCCTCTCTCCTTAGAACCATAGCTGCTTCCTCAAGCTCTTCAGGGGTCTCAATCTTGACCTCCTTAGGAACTGAAGCAGTTTTTTTCATCGCTTCCTTTGCTGCTTCAATTCTCCGTTCTTCCATTTCTTGAATTTCAGGCTTAATGGTTTCTCTAAGTTCTGGCGAGGTAAGTTTTCTCTCTAGAGTAAGGTCGAGTTTGGAAATCAGTGCTTCGGACGAAGCACCACCGTTGAAATATGGTCTTAATTCTTGGATATGACTAATGCTTAATTGCCCTTCCCAGACAAGATTTTGATATTTTTCTGGGAGTTTAAAGACGTTAAGATGAGCAGCCACTTGTTGTTCACCGTAATCGCATTCTCTTGATATTCCTCTTAGGCTCATCCCGTATTCTTCTTGAAGTTTCTTGAAGTAGTATGCTTTCTCTTTAGGCGTATAATCTTGGCGTAGAGTGTTTACTTTCCATACCATTCGCCTTGCAGTGTCATCATCCACATCTATGACAGTGACAGGAATAGTTTTGTATCCAAGCTCTTTTGCGAGGCGTGTTCTTCTCTCTCCATCAACAAGCTCATAGTATCCATCTTTTTTTCGAACAGTTAATGGAACTAATATTCCGTCTCGCTGAATGCTTCCTCGAATATCCTCCAAATTGAAGCTAAGTCTTGGTTGATACGGACTTGGTTTGATCTGATCCAATGGAATGTTAATCGTTTTCATAACTGCCTTAGTTTGACTCATCTTACTCACACTCCTTGACTTTCTTTATGAGTCTCTTAATAACGTCATCGTATGTTTCTCCCATTTTCCCCAACTCCTTTAGCGATTATCTTACTTCTTTGGATATTTGGATTGTGGTAATTTCTTCCTTCGCCATTTTATGTTCCCTATAGAGCCTTGTAGTAGTTATGCTAGCGCGCGCGTCGTTACTTGCTGTCCTGACTGGGCAGAAAGAAATGAATGAATCTTTGAGGAGATTAGAGATCTGTTGCGTGGCAGTTCTTATGAGAAAGATTATTTGAAGAAGCCAGATTATGTGACATGAGGCTTGGCTGTTGAAGACGTTGAAGATTTCTGATGAGGCTCATGCAAAGTTGACTTCGGTTATTGGAAGGCTTATGGCAGAGACTGGAAAGATGAAGACGTACTCTGACGCAATAGAGGCTTTGCTAAGCAAGTCGGTGGTGTTGTCGCCTGAGCTTCTGAATGAGGTTGAAACTTTTATGGAGAATAATGAGAAACTGGGTTATGTTACCAGAGAGGAGTTTGTTCATGATGCCATACGTTCAAGATTGGCATGTCTATTGAAGAAGCAGGTGTTAATCTGAAGATGCAAAGCACGGATAATCTCGATGATGGGAACTAGATGTCTACAAAGCGCTTGAGACTCGCATTCTTCTTGACAAGCTCAAGGAAATCGTTTTTCTTCTCGAACATTGCATAACACCAATAGTGGTCTAGCTATCTCAACTTGGCAGGAATGAAAAAGCTTTTCGCCGAAAAGAAGTCTTGCGCAGCCTTGGCTTTTTGTTAGGGCTTGTGAGCCCGCATCGTAAAGTGCATTTCCTCAACTTATGTTCAAATCCCCAGCACGAGAAAATCTCATTCGCGCATGGAAGCGGAAGATTTACGTTGAAGCGAAAATACTATAACGCAGTCGAGAACTAAGTCATCGGTGAGCAAAAATGGATAACAGAGCAGTCATCCATTATCCGATTAACGATTTCATCGGTTGGCAGAACAATGGAGAGCTTGTGCTTGTTACCTATTTCCAGAGAAGAGACGTATGGGCCAAAAAAGCGAAGTCATCGTTAATTGATACGATCATGAGAAATCTTCCAATCCCGCTAATAATAATGCGTCAGAGTACAGATCCAAAGACGGGAAAGACTATTCGAGAAATCGTCGACGGCCAACAGAGGCTTCGTTCAATTTTTGAATTCTACAAAGGAGAGATTCAGATTTCGAAGACTCACAACAAAGAGCTGGCCAATCTCAAGTTCAGTGATATGACCCCCGCGTTGCAGAACAGATTTAGAGAGTATATGCTCGCCGTCAATGTGCTTTTTGGTGCAAACGATACCGAAATTCTCGACATATTTGGAAGGTTAAATTCGTACACGCTGGTCCTAAACAGTCAGGAGAAGCTTAACGCCAAATACCACGGTGAATTCAAGACCTTCGCATATAGAGAAAGTGCCAAGTACCTTGATTTCTTTAGGGACAATAGAATTCTTTCAAACGCTCGGATAATAAGAATGGGTGAAGCGGAGTTCTTTTCAGAGCTGATTATTGCCATGATGGACGGGTTACAACATGGGAAACGTGTGGTTGGGACTTATTTCGAGAAATATGACGACGATTTTCTTGCTGAAAGCGAATTGGCTGACAAATTTTCCGCTGTGACAACACTCATCGAGAACATCTTGGATGAAAAACTCAAATCGACTATCTTTAGAAAGAGCAATCTGTTCTACAGCCTGTTTTGTGTATTTTACGACCTTCTCTATGGCATGAAAGGTCAAGAACGCCATCGGGTCACGTTTCCAAAGTCAACTTACAACCAGATAGTGAATATGTTGACGTTCTTGAGTGACCAGGTAGAGAAGGCCGTCCCAGATTCTAGGTTTGTTGAATTCAAACTGGCATGTACAGGCCATGTGGACAATCTTAAAGAAAGGACTGTCAGACACAAACATATTAAGGCTGCGATTTTGGAGGCACTTGGAAAGACATAGGAAGATTCGCGATGTCTTCCAAAAGACAACGTTTGGTCATACTCTACAAAAAAAGCATTTCAGTCTATGAGAAACTAACAGAGGCAATAAAGCAGATATTGTCGAGCATTGTGGAACAGGAAAACGTGCAATGCGCGTTGCCTATTCAGGCAAGGACTAAGGACATAGCAAGTTTTTTGGAAAAGGTGGACAGAAAGCAGTATAAGGACCCTTTTTCGCAAATGACTGACCTAACTGGTTCACGGATTGTTCTCTACTTTGAAGATGATGTACGTTTCATGAAAGACGTAGTGGCGGACAAATTTGTCATCGATTTTGACAAATCCGTCGACAGAAAAGAAAAGTTGCCGCCTTCGCAGTTTGAATATGCTGGAGTGAACTACGTCGCTTCCCTACCTAAAGACCATCCCTTACTGGCTGAACATCCAGAATTCAAAGGCAAGCTGTTTGAGATCCAAATCATGACACTCTGTCAACTTTCATGGGAAGAAATGCAGAGAAAAATCGAGTACAAGGCCGAAGACCTCGTGTCTACTTTGGTAAGTCGTAGACTCTCAATGCTTTGCGCCCTTTTTGAGCTGGCAGACGTCGAATTTCAATATTTGATGCAAAGGGGAATTGAGGAATTGCTTGGGCAGCCGATTACACTAAGGTCCATGCGCATTTACTCGAACAAAGCAAGAAGTATCGGTAAAGCCATTTCAGATGGAATGAAGACTGGCGTTCTTAGCAAGTCTCCGCCAGAAGAAGACGTGGGTTATCTGGATGAGTTATGTGATGCCTGTGTCGTGTTTGGACTCAAAACTTTAGCCGACTTGGATATGCTGCTGTCGAAGAATGAATCAGTTCCGCATATGTATGCGACCATACGAAAGTACCATGCCAACATACGCGCTGGACCGATAATGTTGGTGTTACTAGCAGTCTATCATTCGAATAAGAAAGCCAATAAAGCATTCTTATCGAAGAGAAAATGGCCAGATGAAACGATACGGTTCATCGTCGATAGAAGCAAGAAAGCTGGAAGGCGGGATTAACGGTCATTTTGAGAATTCACCGTTTTCAGGTTGAATGCCCATGCCCTGCAAGCTGATACGAGCTAGTCACCTTCTAGTCTTCTATATGAAAAGGTTAGGTGATTCCTGACGCCGAATGTGGTAGTCTTCGACATTGAGACGTACAGAAATGATTGGAGGACTCCAAAAACTAGACGCGAGGCTTTTGATCCTGAAAAAAATGCGATAATAACAATTGGCCTTTTTGATGGAAGAAACCCCAGGATTTTTCCGGTCATTCAGGATCTGAACGAAGAGAAGTCGCTGGTCAAGTCTTTTCTCAAGGAGCTTCAGCAGAGGACTGAATTGATTATTGTTGGGTATAACATCCTACATTTTGATATTCCCTACGTCGTCCATAGGCTCAACTCAGCTGGACAAGAAGCCGATATGTCGCAGTTTAAACCTTTGGACCTGTTTTGGGTTTTGCCTTATTGGTTGCATAGCTCCTCTGATGGTCGGCGACTTGCAGGCAGTTTTCCTCAGCTGGGTAGTCTCTGGAAGTTTGAGGATGTTGTGAAGCTCATTCTTAAGCAAGAAGCAAATCCTTTCTCAAATAAGGATATCCCTCGTCTCTGGGAGATGAGACGTTTTGGTGATATAGAAAAACATCTGGAAAGAGATCTCGTTGATACTTACTCTCTTCTAGAACTGCCTGCGATCAAAGAAACGATGGAACAGACCAAAAGGCTTGCTTCAGAGAAGCATCACTGCGAAGAATCCTGCCCTTACAGACGGCCTCTTCAGAAAACTAGTGAAAAGGCAAGCTACTATTGTACACTTTTGCAGCATAATGTGTCAGGCGAGACAATACTGTCCGCAGTCGACGTGATTGACTTCTCACTGCCCAAGAGAGGCGTCTCATGGATGCCATTATGCAGAAAGTAGTACACTGGCACACGGCGTGGCGGGACTCCTACAGCAAGATAGCAAATGTGATCCACCCAAATTCTCTTTCGAGCACAGATCCCTCTTAACAAGATAGTTTTATAATATCTGATTGAGCTACTTATCCTAGAAAGTGAAATGGTGCTTCATGCAAGTGGCGAGCTAAAGGATGGAGTCAACCGAAGTCACATTCATTGATCTATTTGCGGGGATAGGTGGTTGTAGAATAGCATTTGAGAGGACTGGGTGTAGATGCGTATGGTCCTCCGACTGGGATGCTGATGCCCAAAAAGTCTACGAAGGAAATTTCGGCGAACGTCCATTTGGTGACATAACGAAAATTCCCAGCAGCGATATACCTGACCACGATATTCTCGTCGCCGGATTTCCTTGCCCCTCGTTCAGCATAATTGGAGACCGAAAAGGACTCAAGGATCATAACGGAAGCCTATTCTTTCAAATCGAGAGAATACTCAAAGATAAGAAGCCACGCGCCTTCTTGCTGGAAAACGTCAGAGACCTCAAAAACCACAATCGCGGAAAAACTCTGAAGATTATCCTTGACCGCCTCAATGAGATACCCTATTATGTATATTGGAAAGTGCTCAATGCCTTAGACTTCGGACTGCCGCAAAAAAGGGAAAGAATCATGATTGTAGGCTTTCGAGACAATTACAAGTTTGAATTTCCTGAAGGACCAAGAAATCGAAAGGACTTGAAGGGCATACTTGAGGATGACAAAAAAGTTCCGAAACAGTATTGGGCTTCAGAGCATATCAAAAGCAACCGTGCCCGGTCAGTTAGGGGCAAGCAGATCTTTCGTCCCTCTATCTGGCACGAAAACAAAGGCGGCGATATCGGTGTACACCCGTACTCATGCGCTCTGAGAGCTAACGCGTCCTATAACTATCTTCTCGTAAATGGAGTTAGGCGCCTCACTCCCAGGGAAATGTTAAGATTGCAAGGGTTCCCCGAAGATTTCCAGATCATGGGTTCATATACGGTTATTCGCAAATTGGTGGGAAACAGCGTTCCCATTCCGATGATACAAGCCGTTGCGGAGAACATGCTGCAATCCATGAAGTGTGCTGAGACCATCCCTGTCCTGAAGCAAGCAAAACTGTTGGAGGCTTCTTGATGTCAGATGCTAAGCTTGCACTGGACAAAATCATCAGCAAAGGACGTGTTCAACTTTATAAGCCGATTCAGATTGCCGAAATACTTCACCGAAGTAGAGTCTCCAAAGACATGGATTTGGACGACCTACAGAGTTATCGAAACAGAAGTAAGCGGTGGAGGGACACAGTATCCCTAAGGCTAGTTGGAAACATCAGCACTTCCAGCCAGAAATTTCAGGACAATCTTTTTGAAGAAAATGCGATGCTCCCTCAGCTACTCAAGCAACTGGAAGCAATCAACATTTCCAGTAGGGGCATGGTGGAGAACTACATCTATCATCAATGCGAGCAAAGATGGAGCCTTCTCCTTCAAATAGATGATTACTTGAGCAGGACAACCACCGATATTTTCAAAGTAGAAGAAATGGTCAACTGGTTCACGACTGAACCCGGTCTGAAAAAAAGCATCGACAAAGTATACGAGATTTCTGTCCACGCTCTTTTTTCTACAATTGTAGAGGAATTGAAAGCTAAGGTGTCTCTTAAAATCGAGAACCCGGACCCCCAGATACTTAGCGATTTCAAAGAGTTCATCCGGCTGGTTCTGGGCATCAAGCCGAATGAGACAAAGATATCGCTCCCTGCTATGCTTTATCGGGCTGGAGTCACCAATGCTGCTGATAAGGGAATCGATATATGGACGAACTTTGGCCCGGTCGTGCAGGTTAAGCACTTGAGTCTAACTAAGGACGAGATCGAAGACATTGTGGATTCAATAAAATTAGCAGAACGCATCATCATAGTCTGCCTAGACGCTGAAAAAGACGCGATTCGTTCGGTATTGAACCAAATTGGCTGGAGCAGCAGAATTCAGGGGATAATCACCTTGAGTGATCTGAGAAACTGGTATGATATCTGCCTTAGGAAATACGCATCAACAATGGGAAAGAAAGTGTTGAAATGCCTACGAATTGAATTCAGAAGAGAGTTTCCCATGGTTACAGAGATAGACGCATTCTTCAAGGAACGAGGCTATGACGCTGAAAAGCTTACTAGCGAATGGAAGATCAGCGGCCAGGCGAAATTATTTGGACTCGGTTAGCAAAGAAACTCGATCTAAGATTATGAGTAGGATAAAGGGCAAAGACACCAGGCTTGAAAAACAATTCTACGCTGCATGGGCCTTAAGGAACATCAAAGAGATCGAATGCAACCCTTCAGATGTCTTGGGAAAACCGGATTTCGTGCACAGAAAATCGAAAACAGCAGTCTTTCTTGACAGTTGTTTTTGGCATGGATGCGCCCTGCATCTCAGGATGCCTCATTCCAATTCTGACTATTGGAAAGAGAAGATTGAAAGAAACAAAAAAAGAGACAACCTTGTCACACAAACTCTGAGAAAGGAAGGTTGGTCCGTGATAAGAATCTGGGGGCATTCATTGAAAAGTAGATCCGATTTCGAAAAATGGGCCGAAAAAGTTGCGGGAAGCATGCTGAAGAAATCAGCTTCGTCTCAAAAGAGAGAAAGAACAACTATCTGAGGTCACAGACGGTTTTGGCTCTAACAAACTTTTTGAATGGAACTGTCAACTTGCTCTGCACTGGCGAGCAGCCTCCTCGTGGAATAGGATTTTTGAGTTCATCAAGATATTCCAAACAGTATATCGTGTAGAATTCCTTTCTTCCCCAAGCCGCATTACTTGGAAGCAGATGAGATACTTGGTCTCTACCGACCTTTGGCTTTACGCGCTCTACTTTGCCAACATACGAGACGGATTCTTCATAATAAAATGCGAGGAAGACGTTGTGCATGGCCTTTCTGCGCCATGGCCGAATGTATGTCAACTCTCTCAGAGCCCTTTGAAGGGAAGAAGATTTTACGGGAACAACAGTAAATCCGCCTTGGATACGCACCGTGTCAAGCATCGAGTAGGATTGACAGTCACCACAAACGAAGATCGTTCCATTCTTAAGTCTAAGGATCTCGCCTCTGTTTTTGTCTCCATTGCATATCGCGCATGACATCGGCACTTAATCGACCTTTATATTCGTAAGGAAGGATCTCGGGAAATTTAATACTTATGCGCGCGCATTGCCTAGAAAAGCGACTGATTGGAAGAAGACTCGTAGACTGAAGAAAAGGATCAAGGAACACATGAGGTCTAATGGAAGATGGCTAGTAGGCTAATGGACTGAAGAGCAACTGAAGCAAAATACGCACACTATTGTCAGCTGTGGCAAGCTAATAACGCCAACGCCCATAAAGAATTATCCGGAGATTGAATGGCAACATCGGTAGACTAGCGCGCAGCGCGCGCTTCTCCGCTCCAAAACAAGTAGACCTTCGATTGCAATAGGAAACCGCAAATCTTGATCAATACTACAAGCTTCTCCAAACTTGCCTCCTGAATCTTCTTTCTATAATCTTCGCTCCGACCATATGGAAGATTGTAAGAGAAGCTTTTCAAGAACCGCGGGTGCCTGGACTTCAGGAAAACATCTTTTATTCTTTGAACCTCCAACGATGAAAGAGATTCAACCTTACCTTGCACGTATTTCAGGCTACCTAAAATCTCAGTATTGAACTCCAAGTCCTTCAGAACCGCAAGGATCCTTAACGCTTCCTTCGAGGGCTCCTGCACAGCGACTCTTTGCATGCCAGCCTTCTCAGCGAAAGGATTGTACTTCGCCATGACCGCCGACATTTCCACGTACTCCGTCCCGGCTGACGGCAAAGTCTCTCTGATCAATTTTGCTCCGAGCCCTATGGTACGGTATTTTGGGTGCACAACAACACGGCTAATATTACTGAGCTTTGCGTTCACCTCTTTCATTCCGGTCTTCGGCAACACCAGTCTGCGACCGAAACACGTCGACGGCGGATAACTATACACGATTACACCGCACAGTTCTTGCCATCTCCTCTTCAAACAGAAGATTTTCCTCGGCGCCGGAACTCGGTGACTTCGGTAATGAAAGGGCGCTAGGGCTCGCCAGTCAACCATTGAGCCCTCTTCAACATACATTTGCTTCACGAGAGTGCACTCAGCAACTCGAATATTCCTGTGATACTTGACCTCGATCTCTTCTCCGAACCGCTTGTGAACATGAACGTTCGGCTGGAGGTCCTGGAAAAGATCTCTATGAGTAGTGGCTGCCAAAACAGTCTTGCCCTTTTGCCTGGCGCACTTCTGCAAATTGTAAGCCACGATTCTTGCAGTATCACGATCCAAGGTAGCGGCAAACTCGTCTAGAATCCAGAACTGAGCCTCACTCTCCAAGAGTTTCGCAATCTTGTACCGGTATTTCTGACCGTCGCTCAGCTCATTGAAGGTCCTGAGAAAGAGAAACGCATCCGACAAGCCCACTTTGCTCAGGAGATCCAGGCCCTCTTCAACAGTCTTGCCAACTGTCTCAATCAACGGTTTATCCAGGTCCACGTCGACGTCTGCAATATCAAGAGCCTCAGCCCCCAGATCCTGCTTGACAGCTCTCAGTAGCACACTCTTGCCGCTGCCGGAGTCTCCGGTAACATACACGATATCCCCGACGCCTATCTTCAACTCAACGTCCAAGACCGTGAACTTGTGCTCTTCATCGACGCCAAGCCCGAAGGCCTCAGCAACAACCGTTGTCCTGGGAGTCAACTTCACAGCTGTCGAATAGCTTATGTTGAAACTGAATTTGCCCTGACTTCTATCGTACGTTCTGCGAATCTGGTGAACATGCCAGAACTCACGTCTACAGGTCCTATTGGTTCCCGTCACTTTTCTTTCAGCCTGCTTCCGCCTAACCCGATCCAACCGCACCTTCCCTATCCTCATTCATACTTACCTCTAAGACACATTGGAACTGACAAAAAGAGAAAGAAAGAAAAAAAGGAAAGAGAGACTAACTTGTTTTTGCCGACACGATCTTAGCGATTGCACGCCGGAACACCTGGACCACAAACAACAGGACAACGCCGTATGATATGGGGATGAATTGCGCTACAAGAATCATCAGAGGTTCATAGTAGAAGAAGGTCTCCCCGAATTTCTGCAAGCTGAATGTATCGTTCTTTTTCAGGACGTTTTGCATGAAACCGCTTAGAGTGCCGTCGATTACCGTTGCCAATAACCCGACAAACGCCGGGTTCTCAAGAAGCTTGTCCAAGCCATTCCCCAAGTTTCCCAACGCAGAAACCTGGATCACACCGCCCCAGATCAAGCCCTCAACCACCAAGAAAACGGCGGTCACAGCCAAGATCAGCAGAGCAAATCTACTGTCAATTTTCTTTTCCGCCATTACATCACCTCCATTACCAAGAAAAATGCTGGCGGAACCGAAGCCCCCTTATTTGTGGAGAAAGGAGACGCGAAAAGCAACAGTCCGAAAAGGACTCGATTCCGCTTTCAGCCTTATACATGACGCCCGATCAAAACACCCGTAACTGTACCGATCAAACCAGTGACGGCAGCAAAGATCTCACTGTTCCAGACACGCAGAACAACAAGATGCGCTATCTCAAGCGACACGAGACAACCTATCACAACAAAAGAGAATTTGATCAGTAACACAAGCTTGGGATTAGGCTCAACAATAACTGGGGTCGCCCTTCTCGGACCTTTCGGGGTCAAGGTCCGTGTCAACGCCTTCTTAACCCAATCGGTCATGATGATTACTCACATGCTCCTGCTTAGTCCTGTTCTGCAACGACCTTCTCCCACCCATCAGAAAACTATTGAGCAAAATCTGCGCTTCACCAGGGTTAATATGACTTTTAACGATCACATCGACCTTCGTGCTCCAGGTAAGCGGAATAGCCGTGTAATCCAAATCGCACAGGCCGTCGCAGTAACGGAAATTATTCTGCACCAGTATGATATGTTTGCTTTTCTGACCAAGCAACCCGAGGTACAAACCCCAACTCACAACGGGAACATCAACATTCATACCAGCACTCAAGCTTTTTCCGATACTCGCGTCAGTCCATTCAACCTGAACCAGATCGCCAATACTGAGCCTTTTGATTTCTTCCGGTATTTTTTTCACTTCCTCACCTTCCTACCAGGATTATCTGCGCCGCGTTTTTTCATGGAGATCAGAATCATTTCCATGGTCGCAATGCGATTCTGAATGGCACAGTTAACGTCTTCGAGGATAATCGCCTGCATCCACTTTGGAAATTTCAAAATATGCGCTCCAAGACGTTCCCATTTTTTCATCCATTTCTTGCGCAACTCTGTTTCGCGACCCCAATTCTTTAGAACGTCAACTTCCACCAAATGTCATGCCTCCTGCAAAGTCACCGTGAAATATCGCACGTTCTTACCTGCAAGGTTCATTGCATCGATATTTACTGCCAGAACATACACATTCGTGCTGATGACTCGAACCTCATCGGTCACAGCAAACGCCAACTGTGTTCCAGCCTTGCCTGAATCCTCAAAACTCTTAGCCTGACTACTTGTCCAAGCAACACCATTCTCAACAACCCGCAACGTCCAGACCCGGACAACACCCCGAGCCTTAACCTTGCGTTTTGCTTCCCCACTTTCCCAGCGATCCCACTGAGTGTTAATCACTTCAAAGCTTTCTGCAAGAGACAAAGCATCGAGAGTTTTCCCGTCTAACGTTACGGTCATGCTTCCAAATCAACTCCAACCGAGCTCTGCAATGTTGCAAGAAAAGATTCAGGAAGGTCCTGTTTGCCGGCACGAACTTGGTTGATTATGGCAATCAACACTTCCTTTGCATCTTTAACTGTCAAAGGTCTTCCGAGGAGCTGCCGGATATTCTTCAGTCGCTCGGCAAGATCAAGATAGTTGAGTTTGAAAGTCTTCGTTGTCTTGTCAGGCATGTCGTAGTTTATTGTGAGGTTGATTTCCCCGTTTTCCACAGTGACCTGAGTTATTTTAATCATAACATCTCATCTCAGATCCACTGCGATGTGGCTGATACAAGCACCAGTGTGCAGGGAACCTTTGACGTAGAGAAGCGAAGTCTGCCCGTCAACGATCTCGAAAGTATACGTTGGAGTCTGAATGCCTGTGCCGGAAAGAGAATAATAGTAATCTGTTGCATCTCCGAAACTGAAAGCCCTGACTTTACCGACGTACGCGTATTTTGTGGGGTCCGCTAAACCGTCAAGGGGCTCAAGTATCAGATAAAGAGTGCTTCCCTGCGGAATGTCCAAGGTCACTGGTTGATGAAGAATGTCGTACATGAGCCAGGGACAGGCAATGATGCTGATGTAAACAGTCGTGTTCGCATTATCTTTGCTGATTACGAACGTGTGAGCAGATCCAACTGATAATGCTGTGAAATATTCTGCATGCGCTCCATCTCCGCTTCCTGCATCCTGATTTCTAACGTCAAAGCTGATTTGCGCGCCATCGACAGCGAGGCTTACACCATTCGTGAAAGAGTCTCCAACATTCTCAAAGTTCGTTTGATCTCCAGCTGTGACCCCGTAAATCTGGACTCGAAAGACAGCTTGCTTCAGAGCCCCTATACATGTTTCACGATTCGCCGGTGTTATGCTGATTTGTGAAGAATATGAAGCGAGAAAAGAGCCAACCATATCTGAAAACGCAACGAAGCCACAGACGAGTTTGTCAACAGACAACTCTGTACCTGCTCCGCCCGTGCCCATTCTTCCCTCAACCAGAATATCATAGGTTCCAGCATCCACATAGCAGAAGCATTCATGATGACCGCTCACTGAGGCCGACGCTTCTTCATGCGCCCACACATAGTTCGCACCGACTTTTAATCTAATATGCCCATTATCGGTACTACCTTTGTGAGCGTCTATATGGAAGATTAAGAGTCCTGCTTTAGGCGTCGTCACGTTCCCATAGTCATGAAGTGTACCCCAACTCGAGCTAGGCGCAGAATAGTGAGTAGAATTATCAATGAATGTCAATTCAGACTCGATGTCCCTGACCTGTTCGACGAGCAACCCCATTCTCAGAACCTCCCAGTTCCAATTCTGACCCGTTTATGTGTTGAAGGACCACCGGACGATGAAGCTTCGAGGATAATGTTGTCCAAAATCTTTTCGACTTTCTTGACAGCAAGGTCCACTGTCCGTTGATCAGCGGATCCTGCCACATAGACGAGCGGACTGTTAATCTCAATCGTTGCGCCAAAGCCGATTTTGTCCAAGGGAATGACGGCTTCAGGTCCAGCTTCCCCAATTATTCCAAGGGAGGGCCTTGTGAAAATGCCGCCTGCTGCATGATGCGGAATCGCGCCGCCGCCAACTGGAACGCCGATGTTCCCTGCACTTGTCGAAGTCACTGCCGTGTTTACTGTGCTCATCGCGTTACTGGCTGCCGCACCTATACTCGCGAAGAAGTCAGCGATAGGCTTCAAAATGTTGTTGTAAGCCCAGACAAGCGCGTCAAACACGGGTTTTATCAAGTGATTGTACGCCCAACTCCACCCATTGCTTAACGCGTTCCATTCTGCCAGAAGAGTACCGACAAGGAATTTCGCTAAGGGCATCAGAACGTTGTTCCAAAACCATGAGAGTGCTGAACTGACAGGCTGAATCACGTTCGTGTTGAACCAGCTTACGGCTCCGCTGACTGCGTTCCATGCAGCAAGAAAAGCGCCTTGCAGGTACGCGCCGATCGTGTTTATCAAATCTCTGAAAGGCTTGCAGTTGTTATACGCGTAGATTATTCCGGCGATGAGAAGAGCGATTCCTGCAATGACGAGAATTATCGGGTTCGCAGACAGAAAAGTCATGGCGCCAGAGAGTGCCTGCGTGACGGCCCCCCAATTCTGTATGATGCTTATGACCCCGGTGATTCCAGTGATCAATGTCGGGATGACACTTACAGCCATCATCATCATTGTTTTACGTTGATTTTCAGCTGCCATGTCTGCTCTTTCAGTAGCTACCTTGAGGCTTTCTTCCGCGAGCATCAATCTGTTCTGAGCATCTATTGCTTGTGCACTGCCTTCCCCGAACTTCTCAAGCACTTTGTTCAAGTTATTCTGAGCATCACGAACGGACTCGGCGCTTTTCATCACTGTAAGGTTTGCACGATCTAACGCCACCTGGCTATCTTTCACGCGGTCAACCATGTTGTAAAGGTTTAGCGCACTCGAAGCAAGGTTGTTGAAACCGAGAACCAGGCTCTTAGCGCTGCTGCCTACTTTACTGATCGTACTGCTGGCATTATCGATTGCGTTGAGATTAATTTGAAGACTTGTACTCATTCAAACCCTTCTGCGATTCGTTTTCCCCGTGAACCAGGCAGCCCACTTCAAAAGAAAAGAAACTTGGAAAGGCGTCAGACTCCCAACATACTCAAGTGTGTACCCGTACTCGTGTGCAATGAAACCAATGACTTGCGCGTCTTCGTTGTACTCTATGAAACTGCGGATTTCTTCTCCGGTGGCAAAAAACCTTCAGCTTCGCTTAGGAGCTGCAGGATCCTTGCACCCTTGCTCATTGGAAATTTCTTGACGTCCTCAAGAGTCAGTTCAGGATAAGCTTTCTCAAGCATTTTCCAAAGCATCAATGTTGAATATTCTTCGTTTGTCTTGGCCTTACTCAAGTCAGCAGTGTCCTCAAGCACCAGAGGATAGTAATAGATTTCTTCGTCGCCGTCAAGAACCATGTGTTTTTCAGTAGCTTTCTTCACAAGCAGTTTCGGGTCAAATTTCTTTGCAGTAGCACGGCCTTCGGCTTCTTCCTTCTCGAATAAGCGTTTTCCTCGTTCAGCAGGACTCTCAGGTTTTTCAGTCATAGGCAAAACCTCAGACAAAATCCTAGTACGTTCCAAGCGTCAATGATGCGCCTTCGCCAGAACCGTTCTCGATAACGATACCGGATTGTTCATCTCGCCAGCCATGGTGGAAAATGATTGCGTTAGACAACGTGTATTTGGGCTGTCCTACAGGAGTGCTGTTTGCAGGTCCGAGAATGATCGACATCTTTGTTCCAGCAAGAACCTGAGCTGCATGCGTCGTGTCGATGAACATTTTCTCGAAACTAAATTTGAAACTCTTGTTTCCACTCTCCAAGACTGCAGGGACGTCGCTTGTGAATTTGTAGTCTTTGATAACGTCTGCATCCATGTCGAATGTGACGCCTTTGATGTAGCCAGCTTCAGCACCGTTGATTGTGATACTGCCGTTTCGTCCTATGCCTGGTGTTGTATTTACCATGTTTTTTCTTCAACCTCCAACTTTTTTCTTGCTTTGCGGAGACTTGCTCGAGGCAAATCTCTTTCGCAACAAGTTAGACAGGTGACCTGTCAACATCATGTCCAAGAAATCGGACTTGTGAAGCTGAAAATGAGATTCAGGAATACAATGAAACGCGAGCTCCCACTGCTCCAGGTGACTCCGGAGAAACTCTTCTCTTGTGAAGTCTCTAAGGGCTCGTTCATACTCTTCCTTTCCAGCAATGAAGGCTAAGCCGATCCAAGCCCTATAGTACCTGTCATTTTCACCAATGAACAACAGAATCTTCCGGGTGACCGAGAGGAAATGCTGAAAGTTCCGGTCTTTAAGGCTCCCCAAAGACTGCCTGGAGACATCATCAAATCGACCGGAATACATTTCTAGCAAGTACGCGTTGAAGAGCTGCTGAAAGACGTGCTCGAGCATTACTGATTGTGGATATCGGGGGCGTGTTTCCGGTAGAAACCTGTCGATGAAACGCATGCACAGGTTGACAGCTTTCTTGAGGAGATGCAGTTTCAACTCGGTGCGCAAATCAGCTTCCTCAAGGCGTGAAAAACATCAAAGCCCGGAGTCTGACGACGCCGCCATAGTACAGTTTTCCTCCTGTAGTGATCTCTCCGGGACTGAACATAGTGGGAATAGCATCTCTCACCGTGCTGCTAAGAGTGCGGTCCGCGAGGATCTTATCGACGACATCGCCCATAACAGGCACAATATCCGTGAACCAGTTAGCAGGTTCTGTTTCACGAATCAAAATGGCAACACTGATGCGGATATTGTTGTCAAGCATGCTGCCGAACGCTGCCTGCTCAATGTCAGTCGGGTCAGGACTGATTATCGCCATGGGCAATTCTTGAACTTTGAACTGTTCCCCTAAGACCACAGTTTTGATCGTCGTTACTGCTTGAAGGGCCGTCTTGACCTGATCGAAAACAGCCTTGTACGAATCATAATACTTTGCCATCAATGCACCTCTTCAGCGAAAAGATCCGTCCACAAGTCAGGAATCTTCTTTTGAACGTCCTCGATTGTTCTGCGCACAAATGGATTCGGCTTGGTCCCCGGATGCCTGACAATCGGCGTGAAAACCATTTTTCCATTGACTTTGAAAGCTAAAACCTTCGAGAACACCGGGCGAATTTCATGCGGCGCCGTCCCATACTCAACGTACACGGCGTAGGGCACAGTTGGACCAACAGATCCTTCCAGACCCTGAACGTGCTTCTCAATGCTTCCAAGCAATTTGCCAGATCTCACCGGAGCCCTGGCACTCATCAATGCGTAACCATAATCCACAGCAGCTCTTACGAGCCCAGGCAGAAGTCTTTCTTCGACTTTGTCAGCAAACAGGGAAAGGTCCAAACCCCGCTGCGAAACCTGAACCTGAATGCTCAAAGATCAACCAGCTATGACAAGTCTTCGCACGTAGGGCCTGAGCATGCCCTTGAGCTCTTCATTGAAAGCCTCAACCGCAACAAGTTTGACGGCCATCTCGTTTACCTGGACCTGTGGGCTCACTTTCCGCTGGAGGATCCCGTGAAGAGCATTTGTGCACATTTGAATGCAGACGTACTTGATATCGTCCGGTGTTGACGCGTACCCGGCAGTATATGTAATCCTGACACTTTGCTCGTGGATTGCGGGAACTTTGTTGACAAGCATGAGCTGCCCTGCAGAGAGATTCATGAGGTAATCAGGTTCGGTTACTATCACCCAGTTTGCCGTGATTCCGTACCCTTGATCGTTGTACTCGACTTTTGAAACAGAGAGAACAGGATAATACAAGAGACTCATCCATGGATACTGAAAATCATGAAACTCGTTTGTGAATGCGAGCCCGTTAATAACAAAGAAACCAGTCGGGACCCGACAGAAATTCTCGATCATCGACTGCGCAAGGACAATTAGACTGTCTAGGAACGTGGTGAAATCTGAATCACTGGCATAGTTCAAATCTGTGTACGCGATTTTGCTGTGTGCTTTGATATCAGTGTTTGTGCAATATGTAGCAGATCCGACAGCGCTAACACCTGCAACTACAACTTCATATACGACGCCCCACGAGAAAAGATGGTCCGAAAGATCCATCGAACTCAAGTTGATCTTGAAGTTGGTTGCTCCCGGATCGCTAGGCCAACAACTGCGACCGCCAAGGTCATCAAGCGGAGTGATGCTGATGTCTGCAAGAGTCGGGGTTGTTGAGAGCCCATGTGGCACAGTGACAGACGTATTGCCCGCGGTGATTGTTGCTGTTCCCGTTTTCGTTGAATAGACAGTTACCATTCTTCTTTTCTCCTAGGTCAACTGAGGATAGTCGATTCTTTTCTGATAGAGAGCATACCAATAGAGCGTTCTTGCGTCAACTGCTCCGACCGGCGTTATTGTGCCCGCGTTATTGATACAGAAGTCTATTTGGAAGTGCGTCCCATTCATGGTCAAGATCGTTGGCTGCAAGACCCAAGCTGTCGAGTTAATGTATGCTGTCCCGCTGATTGAGACGAATGTTACGTTTGGTGTGACCCCTAGATTGTGTTTGATCCAAGATCCGTTGATACACGATGTCTGATTGCCCAAGTTCTCAAGTCTGATATCTGCACCTGCCACTCTCTGTTTGACTTGGAGATTCAGGTAGTAATCGATGTCTCGCCAAGTCAGGACCGGCAAACCATAGCTGCTCACGTTTCCCATGCACTGATTAAATACAGTGCTCGTCATTGTTCCATGAAACGTCAAGAAAGCAAGTTCCCCGTTTGACCCTGAACCTGTACTGTTGACTGCGTACCAGGCAGCAGCGGCAATGACCCCACCCTCAGCTTTTGTCCCATTGAAGTTTGTTTCTGTCGGGAAGTAGCAGCTGAAGATATCTGAGATGTAATTCCACGTTTGATTAGGCCATGATTTGTAGTTGCTCCAGCCAATGTAATTGTAGTATTGCCGCACCATCTCAAAATTCGCTGGATGCCCTGATGGAAAGCCCATCATATCGATACGGACGTTGAGGTTTCGTTCAACCCAGTCTTTGCTTTGCCGGTATTCTTGATCTTGGTCAGCAAGGGTTATTGTTGCTCCCGTCATGTCCTTGCTGAGGTATCCGTGGCTGTAGAAACTCCAGCCGGCATCACGCATTTCTTTCAGATTTGTGAGAGTTATGTAGGTAGTGTTGGTTACTCCAGCCTGTTCTACCCAGCGAGAAACAACTCCTTCGCTTCCTCTGAACCCCCAGATCGTTGTCATGTTCTTGAAATACGTACTGTATTGGATGTAGAGGGTATCATCAAAACAGAGCATAAACGCTGCTTTGCTCACAGCATTCAAGTAGCCTTGAACTTCAATGTCTGCGTAAGGCGGCACATTCGGATAATAGTTCAGGGTAAAGTTGCCTCTGAGAACGACTTTCTCAGTTCCTTTCGTCCCGTTGTTCAGGTGAGTGAAAGCATACTGAACGGCGAGCGTCTGATTCGTGCTTTGATAGGCGATTTGTCCGGTGCTGCAGTTCTTGACTTTTGCAGTTGTACCGTCAAAATCGACGACGTATGCAACGAGCTGATAAGGATTGGCGAGGACGTCTGTTCTGTTCTGACCATTGAAAAAGAAACTGTTTGAGCCATAATAATTCCTTGTTCCCTGGTAGTCCTCCAAGATCAGAATGTTAGTTCCATAAACGACCGTGGGAGCTAGAGTGCAGCCTTTCAAGAGGATTGTTCCGCCGCTCGTCAGATTTCCGACGGCAGCCATTTGGACGGCAGTCTTGTTAGTGTCAAACCAATTCAGCCAGCCATTCGTCCCGTTTTGCAAGCAATAATAGGCATCGACGGGGCTGATGATGTAGTCAAAAGGTTTCTGAAGCCCACTCAGACTACTGTTCACCGGTGTGTCAAGTCTATTCTCGATCGAACGAAGTCTCTCTTCAATCGAGATATTAATTGAGATACTAGCTCCAGCATATGCAGCGACAGCTCCACAAAGCAGAATAGCACATAACATCGCTGTTTTGGACCATGTTAAACCGTTAAGACTGATGCTTTGTCCCTTACTTTCCACCATTCTGTTCACCATATAACTGGATGATTTCCAGGAGGGCCGTAACTTTCTTGCCCATCCAAGACTGAAGTTTCTCAAATCGCCTGTCTTTTCCCATCGCCAAAAAATACACAGTCACAGGCACAACCGGAGGCAACTTGCCCTTAATGATCTTGGGCCACCTGCACACTCCGCAGGATCCATGACGCCGCTTCAAATTCTGACCGCACACATCAACACAGTCAGGCACGCCAAAAAGGCGCATCAAGAAGGTACGTTTGACAGGCTTTCGCTCTGGAACCGAATAGACAGCAAAACTATCGCCCTTCTCATCGACGGCGATTAGAACGTTAGGATTCAACTTTAGCATGACTGTTAGACCATGAGCCAGAGCTAGGAGCTCTGCGCGACTCATTTTAGTAAGGTCCAACAATTTCAACCATTCCTGAAACATCGAAACTGAAAGAAAAAGGGAAACGAGGTCAGTGAACGCCGTGATTCTTGACTAGCTTTGAGACGTGATTTTCTGGATGCTGTTGGCTACGCCGCCGATTGACCCGCCGTCCATATGGGTGATAACATAGTTCGAAAGTTCAGTAGGAACCCTGTAGAACTCGACAATGGGCTCTTCTTGGAGACCAGCCCAAACCGCGCTAACGCCTTTCGTTCCCACGTAAGCCAATGTCTTCACGCCTGCAGGACAGACAGTGTCCCAATACGGATCTGCGTACCAGTCGAGACCAAGGACCTTCGGAATCTTGCCAGTAGTGAACAAATCTATGAGGGCACTGTAGAATTGCTTGACATCGTAGCTTGTGGTGAATGCGTTCCACATGTTCGCTGGGGAAGTTGCGATGAAATCGGGTTGGAATCCGTTGTTAGCGTTGTTCTTGATTGCCGTGGCAACTTCAGCAAACGTGAGGCTTGTGCCCGAAGCAGCACTCAAACTTCCGCCTGCAGCTGCCGAGAGCGCTACAGTGACATACTTGAAAATGCCGTTCTTAACACATGAACCGTGCACGCGGCCCATTTGTTCAACGAAGTTTATAGCTGAAGTGTTGGCAAGCAGGTCGGAGATCTGTGTGACTTTACCGAAGGCCTTCATGGTGATTGTTCGTTTCGTCAGACTTGGATCTGCAGCTGAGAGCGCAGAGCCTTCAGTCCACTCATCAAATCCTGGCTGAGTAATGATTTGAGTGTCAACTGTCTTGCCTGAGCCTTTCGGAACCGTTGCAGGCATGCATAGATCTCGTGCATCCACCAAGCTCTTAAGTTCCAACAGGGCTCGGGACTGCACCATTGTGGGCAGTGCTATGTTGCTCGTGCTCGTGAGCAACTCCTTAACAGTCATTTGTGATTGATCGCTTTCATAGAAAGTCTGAAGCTTCTCGGTGAGGGCCTTCTTTTTCTGAAGTGTGAAGAGCTCACGCATCGTAAGTTTACCATACAGTCCCAGGTCTTCTTTGTTGACAAGCTTTTCCTCAAGCTTTGCCAAACGCTCGTTGATCCGCTGGTCAATCGACTTGACGAAGGTGTCTAAATCGAAAGCTTCCTTGTTTTGACTCGTATTATCATTCTCCTTTCTGTTTACTTCCCACATTTCGCTCTAGGGCTCGCCCTGGAGAGTCGGAGGGTTGCTGTACCGTTTCATCAAGAACTGAAGAGACTGAAAAATCCGGATTACTGCGATTTCTTCGTCGCTGCTGCAATGAGTTCTTGGCTTACAATGCGAAATGCATCACTCTTGTCTAGGCCTTCGCTGCGGAGTTGGTGAAAACGAGCCCAGAAACCTTCCTTCGTCAACAGACATTTACACGGTTCTTTCTTGGGCTCTTCCTTCGGCTTCTTCAGTTGCTCGAGTTCGCTTTTCAAAGCTTCATACTTGCCTTGAAGGTCTTCGATCTTCTCAAGAACTTCACTGTCTCCAACACTAGCAGCCTTAGCGTCCACAACTGAAACTTTTTCAGGGTCAGCTTCTTTTTCTGCTACTGGATCCTTGTTTTCAGCGTTCTTTTCTTTTTCTTCCTTTTCCATTCTTATCCCTTTGAAACTTTCAACCAGTTTCTCAACCGGCATAATACGAGTAAGAGGCACTCCTGGAAGCACATCTTTTGTCAACAAAGCAAGACCCGTGAATACGAGTCCTTTACACGTCCAGCCTTCAGGAGTCAATTCCGTGCCCCTTAGACAATCTGCTTCAATACTGACATGGACAACATCGCCTTTCTCAATCAGTTCAAGAGCCTTAGAGCCCTTCGCGACGCGCAACAAACATTCAACGCAGTTGTCTTCATAGTCAGCATCGTAAACTTGCACTTCAGGGGCCAATTCAGGCGTATGGTTCCAATCAGGTATCTTACCGATTAGGGACCTGGCAGCCCTGAGGAGCTCATCCTCCGTGTAGAGGTTGTTGTTCATGCTTGAAAGCGGGAAGAGAGCTTCGACCTTGAAGTATTTGGCCTGGTCATCTTCCTTGAGAAATTGGATATAGGGCTCGGTCCAACTGAACTTTTCTTGTGGACTCTGATAAGGTTTGGTGTCATCAAGTCCGAGTTTGTTGAGCCAGGCATAATAGTAACCTTTCCCAGTGTCACATTCTTTGTGGTCTTGGCAGTACCGCCACATGAAGGCCTGATAGATCTTTTCAAAGTCAGGATGCCTAGGCATTCTATATCCTTCCCATCAACAAGATGAGCAAACACTTACAATGAGGATGAACATTCGGATACCAAACCCAATCATTAGGACCCTTCACCAAATACTGAAAAGTCCTTTCAGCATCTTCATCACTCATGATCCGCTTGTCGTACTGCAAACATTTCTGACAAGCATCTGGGCTCGTAACATACATGAAGCTGAGGTTGGACTCAGCCAACAGATCCAGAAGCAACGCCGTCTTTGTCAAGATCCTTAGCGAGTTTTTCATACAATTCCAACCGCTTCTTGCTTTCAGCACTCAGGTTCGCAGCAGTTCCGGCAGGAACGAACCTGCTGTCAACCATCAGATCCTTGCCAGCATCCTCAGGATACCCGAGACGCTGACGAGCCCACGCAGGAGACACAATCGCATGTTCAATCTCGCCCTGCAACATCTTACTCAAAGCTTCTTTATCTTCGCTCTTCAGCGGTCTCCAAGTCATCTTAACAGGACTCTTGGTCTGGACCATTGAGAAGATGCTGCTCTCATGCATCCTTTTCAAGACACGCTGATAACCACGGACCTCAGCCTCCAAGATCCTCTCCTGATACTCGGCTGTAGCCATCGTAGTTGTACCGCCAAATCCCAAGGCAGCTTCTGGTACTCCGAGCCCTGCAACAAGATTACGAGTGAAATGATTCAACAACGGATCAATCGTCTGTCGACCGCCAACACTTGCACTCTGATAAACTTCCTCAATACTCTCGATCGTCCCGTCGTTGAAGACGTCTTCTCCAGGCTTCCGATTTATGATACTGTTCTTGATCCGGTCAAAAGTTGGTTTGTCGACAGGATTCGTTGCGCTTCCGATATTGATGAGCAAGAGAGGATCCGCCCGACGTCGAGCAATCCAAGGCAACTTCTCCTCCATAAACAACAATGACTTGATCGTCGGGAGGACGCGACGTAGAGAGCTGACACCAAAAAGGCTCCAGGGCTCGGCATTGAATCTTAACTCAAGAATCTCTTCAGGCTTGTACCTCACAATCTTTCCAAAATCGGGCTGGTACACGTACTCAGTTACTTGACCGTCTATGTCGGGTTTCTTACCCATTCTCATCGGGTTGAGCGCCAGAAGTTTCGTGCCTTTGTCTTTCTGGATCCGCCAATACATGTTCCCGAAAAGAATAGCATACAGAGAACCGTCCCGGACAACAATGTCCGCTTGAACCTCAGTTAGAAAATCATTGACGCTGCTTATGCTTCCTTTATCGTTGCTTTCAAGGTCGTACCCCATCTGCCAAATCATGAACTGTTTGACGTCGACAGCCCGACCAACATACGGAACATAATAGTACGCGTCCAGGTAATCTTGAAAGTCACCAAAGTCTTCCGGGTACTTCACGCCTGTGATCGTGCCAACACTGACCTTTGCAGCTGTAGCCGGGTTGACCGTAGCCTCAATCAACTTGGCGCTCTGGAGTCTCCCACGGATCTTTGTCTCGGAAGCCTGCTGAGGCTGCTCTGAACTTGCAATAAGATAGGCTCCAGACACTTTGCCCTCTACAGCAACGAGCCCCTGCAACTTAGGTTTTTCAGGATCCTTCCTTTTCCTGCGCGGCCAACCCTTCATTTCTTATCTCCAACAGTTCCGAAATCAACAAGACCCAACGTGACAGGATGCCTTGCAGCACCGTAGACTGCGAGTGCGCTGGCCCAAAAAACGTCATCATGACTGCCTTCAGGATGAGTGAACTTGATGTGCCCCGTCTTCAGGAGTTCGAATTTCTCAACGTTAAGCTCAGCAGTCAAGTCAACATCACGAAGAGAATCAGCCGGCTTATATGGAATCTTAACTTCACCAGCACGCATCTTCTCACGCAAAATCGTCGCCATCTCCTCTTTGCTTTGAAGAGAGAAAGTCACGCCAGTCACGTTTGAGACACCACTTTTCCGCATATCCTCAACGATGTAATCGCCGACGCCTGTGACATCTGCATACACCGAACCTACAGTAGACCAGCGATCCCGAATACTCTTCACATAGCCGATCACACTGGCATACTCAGTTTTCAGTGGAAACCGGTGCACGTGGACAATTTTAAGCGCATTCTGAACCTTCTGCACCACCACAACAACACTTGCATCCTGGTGCTTGCCGAAGTCTACCCCAGCATAGTACTGGCCAAGCGAAACCTGCTCATCGAAATCCAGAAGCCCGAGCTGACTGTCAATACAGCTGACAATCAAGCTTTGAGTCAGCCAGGCGTCGACGTCTTCGACAAATACTGCGCCAAACTCTCTCTGAAAACGTTCATCAGGCAGCTGCGCGTGCATCTCATCGATGAAACTTTGCTTGATCAAGCCAGCCTTCACGACGTCTTCCCAAGTAATAGTGTGCTTGCTGAAGTCCTCGCTCATGCACATCCTGTAAAACACGCTATCCTTGTTCCAAGGAGTTGAAGAAGCAACTAGGGCTCCGTCTGTCGTTGAAAGCATCGGATATAGAACGTTCCAGAAGACGAGTTCATCGTCCTTGAAGAAATTTGCTTCGTCACATATGACTCTGTGAGCCGTGTAACCTCGTAAGAGCTGAGGACTATTCGGCAAGATGATAATCCGGGAAAGGTTTCGAGCCCTTATTACCGTTCGCTGCTGCTTCTCAATAAGAGCCCTATACACATTTCTGGGGAGACTTCCCAGGTAGTCTTGGATCCTGTCTCCCATGATCATGCTTTGCCGTAGTGATGGCGCCACCACAAGCGTCAAAGTCTTCGGATGTGTCAAAGCAAACCAGATGGCACTTAAAGCCAGCGTAGTCGTCTTCCCGGCCTGCCGGCTCCAGCGGACCGCAATACGCTTACTCGGATCTCTGAGCAGCCGCTCCTGGTAATCAGTCGGTTTAAAGTTGAAAAGGACCTTAACGAACTCTAGAGGATCCTGCGGAACCTGAATGGGCTCGGGCTTGGCCTTATCTTGCAGTTTTTCAACTTGACGCCAAAGGGCCTCAGGGCTCTCTGGCAAGCTCTTCCAGGAAGAGGAGCTCACACAGGAGCAACGTCCTTCTCCGTTTTCAACCGGGCAAGAGCCTTCTTGATCTCATCTAAATCGGCAAGCTTCTTTGGACGCAGACTAAGACCCAGCAAGCGAGCAGCCAATTTCATGTACTGCAGACTTAACTTCTGCTTTTTCTCAGCTGCAAACTGATGAGCAAACTCGTAACATTCCTCAGCCAAGAGACGCGCCAGATCATCGCGCGCATAATAACTCTGTGCACGCATAAAGCCTCCAGGCTTGACTTTTCGAGCTAAACGCGCAAACGCCCTGTAGTAGTACGAATGTTGAAAAAAAGAATTCTTTTTTTTATCATGCACGCTGGAAACTTCCTTGCCCTCGACTATCAACCAAAACCTCGCCCTTCATCACATCCGGCACGACGCAGACTTGAACAGGAATAGGCCCAGCCAACTTTGCGAGAATATCATCCTGCGATAATTTACAGATAGTCTCCGCGCGCAGAGAATCCTGGAAGCTATGTTGAAAGATTAAGCCTCGAATCTGCCGTCTCAGAATACTTTCAGGACTTCTTTTATGCCTCAAAAACCTCTAGAACCTCCGCTCACGCCACGTTAACCGAAGGAAAGGACGCAGCGAACCAGAAACTTGCGACTGGACTTGTCTAATTGATATAATGGGCAATTCGCCTTTTAAAAGCTTTATGCAGGCAAATCAACGTCAAATCGCGGCTTTTCACCGTTACCCCACGTCTCAAACCCAAAACCTGTAAGAGCCCACTTGTGCCCTCGTTTCTCAAACAAGTCTTCACCAGTCTCAAGTCTCAACCGTTTATTCATTCGCAAGATTCTTCTGCTCACATGCCAATGATGAAGATGATATTCAGGCAGACGTGCAGCGACATCTTTCGGAAAGATGCCGCCTCGACCGACTTCGAAAACATGCTGCAGAATCTCCAAATCCACTTGATCTACACAAGCAAGTTTCTGTATCAAAGGCGTGTCAAAATGAAAGTAGCCGGCGCCCTTCAAACCGTTGAGAATTACGCGTTGCATGTCTCTAAGTTCATGGATCTCTTTTTTGACGTCTTTCAGAAGTTGCAGAGTGTATTTGAGGCGACCTATTTTCTCCTCTTTTGTACGCCCTCTTCTATGATGTTGCACACTGCTTGGGCCAGAAGCTTGTTCGATCTGTTCACTCATGGAAACCACCAACATCAACATACTGGAAAGTTAGGCCTGTTTGATCTACATCCATAGGGCTCGTGTAGGCTCGTCTTGAAAACAATGGTCTTTTCCCATGCCTTGTATAGGGCTCAAAAAAGCCTTCTGAACACTTGAAGACCGACAAACTCAACTTACCTGACATAGAAGTCTAGCCTCTTCTGATCCGGTCCTACGGCCTCGTTTTGACTCAACCCAATATCCACAAGCTTTCTCAATGCCCCAGTGAGCTCCTCAAGATCCACATGCAACGCCTGAACCTGACCCTCCAGCTTCTTCACGCGCTCCGGCATAAGCAAATACTCAATCGCAGCATCCCGACTGAAATGCTCAAGCTCACCTTGATCCACACCCGGGCTATGATCGATCTTCCTCTCCGGCGTACTCACACAGAAATACCTGCTCAACAACTTCGCAACAGGATCATCAACCTTCAACTCGTAACCCCGACATAATTCACCCTCACTCAGCCTGCAACCATACTTCATCATCAAACTCTTAGCAACCCTGTCAGCCAAGTTCTTCGCCAAAACAAACAACTCACCAGGATGCTTACCATACAAAGTCTCCACATGCACAATCCAACTTCGCGTAGTATGCCTCACATACACACCCATCTCCAACCCCAACAACGCAGTCCAATTCACCATCTCCACACGCCTAAAATCAACAGGCAAACAACCCTCAGCCACAATCGCAAAGCGCACCTGACACCTGTCCAGCCGATACACACCACTACCGAACACGACGTCCTCACATGATCCGAGAAAAGTTTTACCTCGACCTGTCAGCTGATAGAAAACAGCTCGGCTGCGCACCTGCCGCTTCACAAGACCGCATTTTTCCAGCTTATTCAAGTAATAAGTAACATGCTGTCTGCTCCAGCCATAGATACGACCAATCTTCGCAGGATAGTCTTCAACCTCAACCCGCTTAAGGATAGGGATTACTCGAGTGCGAACAGTACTGAAGTCAAATTTGACTTTTGACATCCGAACACAAGAATTTTGACTTCCACGACCTCTTGTCAAATACAGCACCTAGCAGGCGCCGAGTTCCAGCTTGGGAAAAAAAGGGAAAGAAGCTGCGGAGAAAACGCTTAGCTGGCGATATCGCCACCTCGATGAGGGTTCAAGTCCCACCCCCCGCACCTTGCATACGCAGCTTTTTCGCGTTTTTTCAACCAAAACACCCCTACCCCCTAGGGCCCCATTCAACCTCTGAACTGCACTCTCACAAGTGTGCCTATGGAATGCGAATGGTTTATCCGAGATTGACTACCAAAAGAAAAAAGGGATGTGATTTTACAGAATTGACTCCCTGTTCATCGGAAATGCTGTTGTCGCCCTTATGTCGTCAGTACCTAGCACAAATTGTGTGATCCTGTTCAGTCCTATTCCGCATCCAGAGTGCGGGACTCCACTGTTCTCGTAGAATTCAAGGTACCATTTGAAGTCATCTATGCTTCCGCCTTTCTCGACAAGCTGTTTGAACATCGATGAGTCAAGTAGTCTCTCGCGGAGTTTCTCGTGTCTGTACTCTCTTTCTGCTGCGCCCACTGCTTCGCCGCTTGAAGGCATAAGCAGGTCTGCACTGTTGACGACTGCTGGGTTCTCATCGTTTTCTTTCATGTTGAAGAATTTTATGTTCTTCGGGTAGTGTGTGATGAAAAGCGGTTGATTTCCTGTGACAGTGACTAGCAGTTTTTCGTGATTGTTTTTGAGGTCGTCGCCCCATTGGACTCCGAGGTCTGAGAGCATTTCGACAGCTTTTGTGTATGTCATTCTCTGGAAAGGTTGTTTGACTCTTCTGAGTCTTTCTATGTCGACGTTGAGAAAAGTGAGCTCTTCAATGCTTTCTTTGAGTGATAAGTCTATCATTGAGCATATTGTGCTTTCAATGTGATGCAAGAGTTGTTCGAAGTCTCCTGTGAATTCCAGTTCGATCAGAGTGAATTCGGTCAAGTGTCGTCCGTCAACCATGGATTCTGCGCGGAAGCTGGGTCCGATACACCATACTTTCTTTAGGAATGGTGTCAGAACTTCGAGGTAGAGTTGTCCGGTTTGGCTAAGGTATCTTTTGGGTCCGAAATAGTCTATTTCGAACATCGTCGCGATGTTTTCGCATGCACCTGTTGCCTTTGTCATGTGTGGAACTACGACTTCGCTGAAACCTTGTTTTTCGAAATATTCTCTGGCGCCTTTCAGCAGACTTGACTCGATCTTCACAATTGCGTGCAGTTCCGGTGCAGGCAGGAGTCTGTGCCTATTGTTTGTGGCTTTCAAAAGGTCAAGACGAATTTGTTTTCCGTTTGTTTCGGTTTTTTGAATCTCGCTATTTTGGGTCTCCATGACCCGCACCGACAATCCTAGCTCCACTCTAATAAATCTTTTCCACAATTTCAT